CCCTTTCTGTTCTTGCATTTTGTTTTTCTATTTTTAGTTTTAATTCATTACTCATAGTGGTTGTTGTTTATTTGTTAATATTTTTAGTAGTAGTGTTGTAGTAACGTGTATATATGTTACTCAAAGCCTTGTTTTACTTAGCATTTTTAATCATATTTGTTATTTTAGCTTGTAATTCTAAGTGCTTTGGATTCTTATCTCTAGAGTAGTAATAATCCATAATTGCATCTTCTAATATGTATAGTTCAACTTTAGTTAGTGTGTTCATGTTTGTTATATTTAGTTACATTTATATTATCCAAGTAGCATCGTGTTTACTTTGTAAATTCCCAATCAGCATTTTCAAACTCATAAGAAAATTCACTATCCCAAAGCATTCTTTCTAATACTTTATTTATTTCTTTTTTACTTAAGTGTGTTTCAAGTGTAATTGTAATATTTTTCATGTTGTTTGTTTTTAGTTACATTTATATTATCCAGTTGAGGTCGTGTTAAGGTTGTAATTAATTATTTATTTAATTCCTCTTGATACTCCAACTCTGCTAAGTATATTTTATTTAATTTTTTAAGAACAAGTTCTATAGAATATTCTTGGTTTAAAGATTTTTTATTTGATACTTTAGAGATTAATTTTTTAAGTTGTTTAGTAGTAGACATAGTTATAGTTTTAATTATTATTTGTTACACTTATATTATCCAAAGAGGTTCGTGTTAAGGTTGTAAAAAATATACTACTGTTGATTGGTGTGGTTGAGGTCGGAGCCTAACTATATTATCCAAATGATACCGTGTTTAGTATGTAAAAAACACAGATCGGTTCGAAGCAAGTGCTGAGGTTACAAACCGAAACGGTAACAGGGTGTAGGCGAGGTTACAACAGATTAGTACAGCAAATCACTACGTAATTTTCCAAAAGCTACACACAAAAATACAAAAAGCTAAAACATTTTTCCATAACTACCTGAAAACCAGGGGAGTGGGTTGAAATGAAAATGGTTTCCGTAAAGTACTGGGTATCAGTATATTAGCGTATAACCCCAGAACTCTCTATATCTTACAAAAAATTACAGCGTAATGCGACAATAGCCTGTTAAGATTATATAATAGGGGGCTAACGTCACACTATTGTAAGAAGTTATTTTTACATGTGAATATAAGTTATATATTAAAGACAACAATATGGCACTTAATTTGGGTGATGAGGTGGTTGCTGCGGTTTATCTAGGAGATGAAGTTGTGACAAACGTATATTTGGGTACTGAAACAGTATTATAGTATGCCTCAGGATTTATCACCACAAGCATTACGTCGTAAAAGAATTAGGGATTTAAAGTATGCTAATTCAAGAGACAGAGAAATTAAGAGGGCTGATAGTCAGAAGCGTCGTCGTGCAGCATTAAAGAATGGTGTAAACTTAGATGGCAAAGACTTTGATCATAACACTAGTAGATTTACAAGTGTAGCACACAACAGAGGAGGTACTCAACCTCAACACCGTAAAGACGGAACTAAAGCAGAAAGCTAATGAATATAAAATTATCCCCCTTATCCTTAAAAGATGCATGTTACAGAAAAGCTAAAGCTAAGTATAGAGTATTTCCATCGGCATATGCTTCTGGGTATATTGCTAAATGTCGTAAACGAGGTGGTAACATAAAGTAATGGCAGTAAAGAAGACTGAAAAAGGTGCATCACTTAAACGTTGGTTTAAAGAAGAGTGGATTGATGTCCGCACGGGTGAGCCTTGTGGTAGAAGTAAAGGAGAAAAAAGAGGTGTACCTTATTGTAGACCTAAAAAACGTGTATCATCTGCAACACCTAAGACAGCATCGGAGATGTCTTCGTCTGAAAAGAGTAAGAAAATAGCAGAAAAGAAAAGAATTGGGCAACCGGCTGGTAAACCTAGAAGAGTTAAACCAGTAAAAAGATAAAACAAATAACATGGCAATAATTTATAGCTATCCTACCGAAGCCAACCCGGCATTATCGGATTTATTAATAGGAACTGACGTAGGTACTAAAGGAAATCCTACAAAATCATTCACAATAGGTAGTATTGTAGCACTAGTTGGTTCAAATGTGCCCGGTGGAGGTACATTAACGCAGATAAATACTGTAGGTACTACATTTATTGACTTAGTTGGCGGACCAATCACTACAACTGGTTCAATTACTGCTTCTCTTTCTGCTGGAGGCACACCTTCTGTTACAACTTTCCTTCGTGGAGACAATACTTGGGCTACTCCAAATATTCCTGCAGCGGTAAGCTATGTAATTAGAAGTGTACAAGCTGGGAATAATGCAAATATACTATTAACTGGTTCAGATGCATCACAAACTATAGTCGGTTTACTAGCTGGATCAAATATACAGTTTACAGACAACGGTTCTAATGGTATAATGGTAGATGTTGTTAATTTATTAGAAGGTACTGTTGAATCTGTTAACCCAGGTGATGGTTTAAAGCTACAAGCAGGCACTGTTGACGTAAATCCTACAATAGGTGTTGAAATTGTTGGCTCTAATAATTATATAACAGTAAACCATGTTGCAGGTACTGCAGATGAGGTTGATTATGTGCCTTTTCACGATGTTGCATCGGGTAATGTTAAAACAACTAAGTTTAATACAATACCAGTAGCATCGTTAAAATTGGTTAAAGATTATATAGATGCAGGTGATGATGGAGATGTTAGAAATAACACAGATACATATACAACTACAGGGGTAGTAAATCAAATAGTTAGTTTGGATTCTACAGAATATGCCGCTATTGCTACAAAAGACCCTAATACATTATATGTAGTTATTGCATCAAACCCAGATTTTACAATTACACAAAATTTAATAAACAATATTACAGGTGGAACTGCAGGCGTAGACTATACTTTATCAGGACCAGCCAACGGAGCTACAGTAGTTGGGGTAGCTGGAACGCCTTATGCATTTACCGTATCTGCTTCGCCAGTATCAGGTAAATACTTCTCATCTGCATTTAGCGCAACAAATCCCTCTGGATCAATTACAGCGGATTTAACAGTTAATAACACATTGACAGGTACTATAGCTGATATACCAGTAGGAACTTGTACTGCAACACTTGCAATAGCAAACAGTATTCAAGGTAATTCATCTTGGTATACAATAGGCGGTAGTGTAGCGGGAGCTGTAAGCACAGGACCATGTCCTCATGATTATAGTGGGGATTTTGTTACAACAGTAACACCAGCTGCAGGGTATCAATTTGTTTCAGGGCCGACTATTACTAATGCCAATGGAACTATAAGTGGTAGTCAAACTGTTACAACATTCTTAAGTGGTACAGTTGAAGCCATACCAGCAAGTGCAATTACAGTTACATTAAACGTTGACACTAGCGGTATAACATCCCCCGATGGCAGTGAAACTCAATTTGTTTTAAGTGGAAATCAAACAGGTAACACTAAATCCGGAACCACTAATCCTTTTAGTTACAGTTTCACTACTGGAATAGCTACAACAGCAGGGTATGAATTCACCTCTGGCCCCTTTATTAATAATGCTAGTGGAGATGCAACATTTAGTTTCACTGATACAACCTCCATTACAGGTGTTATTGAGCAAACTGCCGTAGCACAATGTACCGCCACATTATTTGTAGACAATCAAATAACAGGACCTGCTGCTGGATATACTATTGGTGGTGCTCAAACTGGTGCAATTTTCCCTGGAGATTGTCCTAATATATATGCATTTACTACAACAGTTGCATTAAACTCTGGGTATGTATGGACACAAAATCCAGTTGTAAATGATGCTGCAGGACAATTAACAGGCGGCCCGGCACAAGTAACGACAACAATCACAGGTATTGTAGCCGCTCAAGTAAATGACGTTACAGCAACATTGGATGTTACTCCTAATATTACGGGACCTCAAGAGTTTACTATAAACACTCCTGTTCCAGTAACAGGGCCTTCTCCGGTACCTTATAACTTTACACCGACTATATCACTATCAGCCGGATATTCTTGGACATCTGGCCCAACTTGGTCAAAAGCTTTACCGATTACAGGGAGTGTATCAGCAAATACTACCATACCTGTAACAGTAACAGGCGAAATTCAAGCGGTTAGCGGTAGCATTATTCCAGATCCAATTACTCAATTTACTAATGGGATACCAAATTCTACTATAATACAAGTAACATCAACTACAGGATGGGTATTAGAATTAGGCGGTGCGGCAGCAAGCAAATATACTCCAACGCCTTCAAGCGGTAGTGCAGGCTCAAACATTAATGTAACATTAGCATATAATGGTGCTGCTGTCACTAAAAATGCAACAATAATATTAAAGCAAGGCTCTAGCGGTATTATATTAGATACCGCTACAATAGACATGGGCTTTTAATTAAAAAATAAAAACGAACAATGGCAATAATATATAGTTATCCTCAAGCAATACCAAAAGATTCGGATCTTATTATAGGTACTGTTACATATGACCCTAATGATCCTAGCCCAGTAAGAGGTAACCCAACGAGATCTTTTAAAGTTAGTGATTTAGCCGCTTCTATTACTGGAAATAGTTACACTTTAACTAGTAAAGCTTTAGGTGCTAACTCATCTATAGTATTAACAGATAATACTGGATTTATAGCGGGTACTGTTAATTTTAATAGTGGTGCGGGAATGTCTGTTTTAGATGCCGGCAATACAATAACAATAACAAATACAGGTGTGCTATCAAACATTGAGGGCGCGGGTATCTCTTTAAGTGGATCAACGGGTAATGTAACCATAACAAACAGTGGGGTTACCGGCATGCTTGTTACTGATACCACATATATTGATTTAAGTTTAAGTTCTGCTACGGGAGATGTTACCTTAACAGCAGCATTGTCCGCAACAGGTACGCCAGGTAATAGTAATTATTTAAGAGGCGACAATCAATGGTTTACACCTGTAACTACCATAAATACAACAGATGGTACATATATAAATCTTACACCTAATACCGCTGCTAATGGGGCAGTAACGGTAACTGCGGATTTATCCGCAACTGGTACACCTACAAATTTAAACTTTTTAAGAGGAGATAATGTTTGGGCTACACCAGCAGGCGGAGGTACAGTTACTTCTGTTAATTCTGGTACAGGTATTTCAGTAGATAATACTGATCCTGATAATCCTATTATAAACAATACTGGTGTATTATCTAATATAGCCGGTACTGGCATATCTATAAATAACGCAACTGGTAATTCTACAATCACAAATACAGCACCAGATCAAACTGTTGTTTTAACTGGAAGTGGTGATACAACTGTTACAGGTACATACCCAACTTTTAATATATCCTCTAATTCAGGTGTTACTCAAATAGTAGCTGGTAATGATATATCAATATCACCTATTGGTGGAACGGGCATTGTAACAATAAATTCTACTTCGCAAGGAGGTGTTACATCTCTTATAGCTGGAAATAATATAACATTAGATCCTATAACTGGATTAGGTGACGTTACGGTTAATGCTCCAGGATTAATACCTTACACTGAAACATCTACAGCAAACATACAGTTTGTATCAGAAGATGTTGCTTTAGGTGGCGGTGTGTCATCAGATACAGTAGTACCTTCTCAATTAGCTGTAAAAACATATGTAGACAATGCTGTTGTTGGAGGATTAATATATCAAGGAGCTTACGATGCTTCCACAAATACACCAGTTCTTGATAGCAGAGGCACTCAGATAGCTGTTACTAAGGGTTGGACATATACGGTTACAGTGGACGGAACGTTTTATGGTGAAACGGTCAGAGTTGGTGATGTACTTATTGCCGAAACAGATTTAGCTGCTGGTACGGGAGCTTTAACTGATTGGACAACAGTTCAAAGTAATGTTGATTTAGCCACGGCAGGCACAAGTGTTACCGCTGTTAGAGGTTTGGCTGGATTTAATTCTGACGATTTTACTGTATCAAATGGATTTGTAGAAATAGTAGATCAAGGTTATGTTCCATATACAGGAGCAACACAAAATGTAGACCTTGGTACTAGAACATTAACTTCTGGGGATTTAACAGTTAATCATTCATCTGGATCAGGTGATGCTGTTGTAATAAACAAAGGGGGAAATGGTAGTGGCTTGGTTATTAATAAAACAAGCGGCTCAGGCGATGCTTTAGAGGTTACTGGTAGCGCAGACATTTCAGGTAGTTTAACTGCTTCGTCTATTATAAAATCGGGCGGTACTGCTACGCAGTTTTTAAAAGCGGATGGCAGCGTTGATTCTAATACTTATTTAACAACTGCTGTTACTAGTATAACTGCCGGCACAGGATTAGACGGTGGTACTATAACTACAACTGGAACTATTGATTTAGCTGACACTGCTGTAACCCCAGGTGCATATACAAACGCTAATATAACAGTTGACCAGCAAGGTAGAATTACTGCTGCTGCTGATGGGTCGCCAGGTGGTGTTACTGATTTAACAACTGCTAATAGCACTTATGTTAATTTAGTAGATTCAGGTACGGCAACTCAACCAATTCTTACCGCTTCACTTTCTGCAACAGGAACACCAGATTCAACAACATTTTTAAGAGGAGATAATAGTTGGGCATCAATTCCTGGAGGTACACTATACGGTTTTTCTAGCGCTCAACAAGTTGGTAATGTTGTAGGTTTAAATTTAACTAGTTCAGTAGGTACAGTAGATACAGTAAGATTAAGCGGTGGGCCTGGGATTACTTTAACTGATAGTGGTGGTAGTAATATTGTAACTATTGAAGCTTCAGGATCTGGTGGTGGTACTATTGTTAAAGATGATTTTATAGGTACAGGATCCCAGAAACAGTTTATATTAACAAATGCGCCAGCATCTAACTTATTTACAGATGTATATATTAATGGTATTTATCAAGAAAAAGAAACATATAGTGTAACAGGTACTAGTTTAGATTTTGTAGCTGCTCCACCTTTAAATGTATCAATAGAGGTAATGTCTATTATTGTTTCTAATTTATTACCAGGAGCAAATACATTAACTACTGACGACTTTGTAAGCACAGGCTCTTTAACTTACACTTTAAGTACAGCTCCACCAAACGAGGATTTTACTAGTGTTTATGTAAGTGGTGTGTATCAAGAAAAATCTACTTATGCAGTTTCAGGAACAACATTAACATTTACAGAAGCACCTGTTACTGGAGATACAATTGAAGTTGTTATTATATCTTCAGCCTCTTTAGTAAATACACCGCCTACAAATTATAATACAAGTGTAATATCTACATCAATAAATGCATCTAAAAATACTTTATATGTATTAAAAGCTGATTTAACATTAACATTACCTGGATCACCCGCTGCAGGCGATTCAATTAAAATAAGTAACTTGTCTGGTGTTGCTACATGTATCGTTGCAAGAAATGGTAATAATATTATGGCTACGGCTGCAGATTTAACATTAGATAATGCAGTAGCAAGTTTTGAATTAGTATATACGGATGCAACAAATGGTTGGGTTATTATAGGCCCACAATAAAATAAATTAATAAAAATAAATTATGAGTAATTTTTCAGATTTTTTTCCCGCGCCAGGTGGCGGTGGTGGCGGCGGTGGTGGAATACCAAAATATCAAGAGTTTATAACCTCAGGTACATTTACCCCAAGTCAAGCGTTAATAGATGCTGGTGGTAGAATAGGATTGTTTATAGTTGGAGGAGGAGGTGGAGGCTCTAACACTACTGGCAACTCCTCTGGTGGAGTTGGAGGAGAGGTGTTAATGCAATATGTTACTTTAACAAATACAAACGCTGTAATTGTAACTATCGGAAACGGTGGTAGTACGAGTAATGGTGGAGGTAACACTACTTTTGCAGCAAGTTCAGCGGGTGGAATTGACATAGTCGCGCTAGGAGGACCTGGAGGTACCTCTAGTAACACCTCAAAACCATACGATATACTAACAGCTGGTTTTGGAGGGACGCAGGGAAGCTCTGTTGGTGCTGGCGGAGCTGGGTCTGGTATTTTAGGTTATGGAGTTGGAGGTGGTACTAACAGTACGCCTGGAATGGGGCGGGGAAAAAACAATTCCGGAAGCGCAGGTGGCAACAATAGCACTGGAGGTTCTGGTTTTGTAAGAGTAACTTGGTTTGAATAGAATATAATTATGGAAAATAAAATAGCAATAATAAAAAACGGTGTTGTAGATAATATAATTATAGCAACAACAGAATTTGGAGACACACTAGCTGACACAACGGTTGACGTTACATCTATTGAATGTGCAATAGGTTGGTCATATGACGGAACAAATTTTGCTGCACCTGTAAAAAGCCAAGAAGAAATAGAAGCTGAAGCAAAAGCTTGGAGAGATTATGAACTTAGTTCTACAGATAATGTAGCACAAACACCAGATTATCCTAATCGTGATACAATACTAGTATATAGACAAGAATTAAGAGACTGGCCATCAACAGATGCGTTTCCAGATACTAAACCTGTAAAACCTTAATTATGGCATTAACACAAGTAACAAATGAATTAATAGCGGATGATTCTATAACACATGCTAAGGTTGGCTCAGAATTTACATCCTCACATTCTTTAACGGCGGCTGCTGCAATTGATGTTAATTTTAATGAGGCTCAAGTATTTTCATTAACACCAGATCAGAATACAACATTAAATATAACAAATCCTGTTGTAGGTATTTCTAAAGTAATTGTAATAACAGGCGCTGGAGCTACTAATACCATATCTTATACAGTAGGTGGTGTTGCTGGTACATTTAATTTAATTGCTGGGGAATACGATGATACTGCTGCATTAAAAAATTTTATACAAATAATGTGCGTTAGCCCAACTGAATTTTGGTATTCAATATCACAAATAGCAGTTTAATATGTTTGGACAAGGATTAGTTTTTGGAGGTATTGCTGGAGCAGCAAGACTTGAAATTTATGACATTGAATATTTATCAGTTGCTGGTGGGGGTGCTTCCGGTGGTGGGGGTGGTGGTGCTGGAGGATATTTAGCATCTACGTTTTCAAGTGTTACTCAAAATAATACATTAACTATAACCGTTGGTGGTGGTGGAGGAAGTTTATCGCCAGGTTATAATACCAGCATAACTGGAATATCAACTGTCACTTCAATAGGGGGTGGTGCTGGTGCGTTTTATAATTCAAACATTACGGTTAATGGTGGTTCTGGTGGGGGAGGTGCTAAAGGATATACTGGATTAAGAAGTGCCGGAACCGGAACGCCTGGGCAAGGAAATAATGGAGGAACTGTTTTTAATGGTGGTGGCGGCGGCGGCGGAGGCGCTGGCGCAGTAGGAAACAATCAATCATCTTCTAATTATGGAGCAAATGGCGGAAATGGTATTCAATCTTCAATTACTGGCGTAGCCACTTATTACGCTGGTGGTGGTGGTGGCGGTGGTCAAACCGCTGGTGGTACTGGTGGTCTTGGCGGCGGTGGTAACGGAAGTAAAAATGCAGGAGCGGCGGGTACGCCAAACACTGGCGGCGGCGGAGGCGGCGGCTGGGGTAGTTCTGGAGGTTTAGGAGGCTCTGGAGTTGTAATTTTACGAATGCTGACTGCTGGATATTCGGGTATAACAACTGGAAATCCAATAGTTACAACTGATAGCAATTACACGATTTTAAAATTTACTGGAAGCGGAACATATACGACATAAAATATGGCACATTTTGCAAAACTTGACGAAAATAATATTGTTACACAAGTACTTGTTATAAACAATGACGTACTTCTTAAATCTGACGGGACGGAATCAGAAGACAAAGGAAAAGTGTTTTTAAATGGGTTGTTCGGAAGTGCAACTTGGGTTCAAACTTCTTACAACAATAATTTCAGAAAACAATACGCTGGTATTGGTTACACTTATGACGAAGCAAACGATGTTTTTATTGCACCACAACCTTTTAATTCTTGGGCATTAGACGAAAACTTTGATTGGCAACCACCGACACCATATCCAACAGACGGACAAGATTATCAATGGAATGAAGAAACAATTTCTTGGGATTTAACAAAATAATTAATAAATAAAACATGGCATTAACTAAAATAAAATACGGTGTATTAGGTGATCAATTTACAACATCTACTCCATTAACTCCCGCTGCTGATGTAGATATGGATTTCACAGCTGCTCAGGTGTTTACAATGACATCTAGTATTGCTGTGGATATAAATTTTACAAATGCGCAAATTGGTGATACTAAAGATTTAATTGTTACTGATTCCGGGGGTACTTCATCTCTTACATTTGATATAACAACTAACACTATAACCACAATAGCGGGTACATATAGTAACACTGCAGGAGCTGCAAACTTTATACAAATTGTTTGTATTGCACCAAATACATTTTTCTTATCAATATCACAAAGTATATAAAATATGAAAGCAAAAGATTTTAATGGGAGTATTAGTACTTGGAGGAGATTACCTAAAACCTATAAAAGTGCAACAAAGTATTATACAGCTTTCGATAAGGCAAGTAAAGATATTATAGAAGCCGAAGGTTTTTATGATGTTGTTAAGCCAAGCTATGATAGTATAAGTCAAAAATTAGGTTCTATTGAGTTTGATAGCGAAAAAAAAGTATTTACTTATCCTGTAATTGATATTGATTTTAATGCCACTTATGAGGTAATTGGAGAGGATATGGAACCGACAGGGGAAACACTTCCAGTATACGATATTGACAAACTAAAGTCAGATATTAAAACCCAAATTAAAACTAAAGCAGGAGAATTATTAAAACCTACAGATTGGTATGTTACAAGGCTAGCTGAAAGAGCTATAGTAATACCAGATTCTATTAAAACTGAAAGAGCAGATGTAATTACTAAATCAGATTCTTTTGAATTAGAAGTTGCTGCATTGGCTACCGTAGAAGAAGTATTAAGATATACATTTAATTTTAACCCACAACCAGATCCTATAATCTAACAATATGTTTGGAAATAGATTAATTAAATCAAATAACGCGGGGGCAGCTTGTACAACAGATACAGTTCAAATATTAGATGGTAGTCCATTAGAATCTATTGCAACATATCAGTTAAATAATGCTACTACGTCTATACCTGGAACAGGGTATATAGATAATGGTGGGGTATTTAATGGGAGTAGTAGTGGTGTTAATTTACCGAGTTCTTTAAATACTAATGTAATTGACGCTACAGGAGCTTTTTCTATCTCTATGTGGATTAATGCAAATGACATAAGTACTGTTCAATATTTATTTTGTTCTAATACTTCAAACAATGTAGATTTAGGTATAAACTCAAATGGTCAAGGAGTAGGTAAAATAGTTTGGACAATTTATAATACAAGTTATTCTTATTTAGTATCAACAACTACAATTACAACAAATACTTGGTATAATATTGTCGTTACATATAACAATGGTTTAAGTGAATTATTTATAAATGGTGCATCACAAGGAACTGTAACCAAAACGTTATTAGAGAGTAGTATAGAACCAACGTTAGGTTATAGAAATACAGGTGGTTCGGTTCGTTTCAACGGCAAAATAGACCAATTTCGTGTATTTAACAAAGCATTATCCCAAGGAGAAGTAACAACTCTTTACGGAGAAACTTCTGCAAGTTCTACAAAATCTACTACTGATATTTTTTCAGATGGAAGCGGTATTGCTTTATACGAACTAGAATCAAATGCAAACGATACAGGAGGAACTTATAACGGTACTGCTACTAATGTAACCTTTGATTATGATGGTGCTTGGTATGGGACACCATCTTATGCAACTGGCGTGTTCGGTCAGGCTGCAAGTTTTAACGGGACAAATAATGGAATAAATTTGCCTTCTATTAGCAATGTAAAAAGTATTAATTTATGGGTTAATATGAACTCTTTGCCTTCTGGAGAAAGTCAAATATATTTTGCTGATGATGCTTCTCAACAAATAAGTTTAACTTATTTTTCTACTAATAATAGTTTTCTTTTGTATGTATATACAGGGACAGGTGCCTTTATAACTCCATTTACCCCTTCAATTAATACTTGGTATATGTTGAGTGTTGTTACAAATCCTACTAATACATATTTATATGTAAACGGGCAATATTATGGCTCTGTTGGTTTTGCGGTTTCAAATTTTACTCCCACTCAACACAGTATTGGGTATTATTCAGTTACTGGAAGATATTTAAATGGCTCAATAGACCAAGTACGCATATTCAACACAGCTCTATCAGCAGGAGCGGTAACAAGCCTTTATAATGAAACAGTTGCAACTGCATCTAATAGTTATATAAACCTACCTTCTTGTGTAGCATATTATAAAATGTCTGATGCTACAGACGAAACAGGTTCTTATGATGGTACACCTACTAATGTTAATTTCAACGTAGCAGGTAAGTTTGGTAATGCAGGGGAGTTTAATGGGAGTAGTAGTAAGATATTACCTTCTTCAAGCCCTATTCCAAGTTCAGGAGCATTTACAGTTTCTGCTTGGGTTAAAACATCTATTTCAAATCACTGTTTTATTTCTTTTGGCGACTTTTGGTTAAAATCAGAGTATTTATCAGGGGTTTTTAGTTTAGGGGACATCAACACAAGTTTTCAAGGTACTACTGATATAAGTGATGGTAATTGGCATCACTGTGTATTAACTGTTGATGCTTCTAACAACATAGTTTTATATGTTGATGGAGTAAGTGAAGATACAGGTACAGCAACAATAAGCAGAACAAATGGAGGTTCTTTTGTTATTGGTGTAGCAAGAAATTCAAATCCTGTTTATTACTGGAATGGCTCAATAGACCAAGTACGCATATTCAACAGAGCAATAACATCAAACGAAGTAGAAACACTTTATAACGAAGTAGAGTGTATTCCTACTATTGTACCTACAGATTATTTTAATCCTGTTATATATACAGGGGATGGAACAAACGGTGGAAATACAAAAAACATTACATCTGTAGGATTTCAGCCTGATTTAGTGTGGGTAAAGAATAGAGATGTAGCGGTAAATCATTATTTATATGATTCTGTAAGAGGAACAGGTGCAGCCAAAGCATTGCATAGTAACACTAGTAACGGTGAAGCAAGTGCAAGTACTTATTCAATAAACGGTGGTGTTTCTGCATTTTTATCAAATGGATTTACTGCATATCGTGGTACTGATAATACTTATCAAGGTACAAATATGAACGGTCAAGATTATGTAGCTTGGAACTGGAAAGCACCTTTAGCTAATTTATCAACTGGTTTTAATGGAAGTAGTAGTTATATTTCGTCAACACAACCTTTAGATTTATCTACTGATAATTTTACATATTCTTTTTGGATATACCCAACAACTAATACAGGTTATGGCGCACCATTATCACAATATGGTGGAACGACTGCTAATCGAAATTTTTACTCATACAGAACAGGTTCAACTGAAAAAATAACTTTTGGATTGGTTAGTACTGGAGCAGGTTTCAACCAATTAATATCTACAGGAACTACCCCCTTAAACCAATGGTCACACGTTGCTCTTGTTAGAGATTCTAGTACTCAAAAAATATATTTAAACGGTCAGCTTTCAGGTACTTTATCAAATACTTCAACAACATCTACAAGTTCTGAACCTTTTTTAATTGGAGATACAAATGATACTGCTCCAGATGAATTTTTTGAAGGCAAATTAGAGCAAGTACGTATATTCAATACAGCGTTATCAGCTTTAAAGGTATCTGATCTATATGCGGAACCAGCAGCAAGTAATAATACATTAAACTATCCTGCAGGTGCAGGCTGTATTGCGGCTTATCCATTACAAACAGATGCAGTAGATTTAAGTGGTAATTATAATGGTGCATCTAGCAATGTAACATTTGGTAAACCAGGTTATTTAACCCAGAATACTGAAGGTACAATAACAAGTACAGTAGCTGCTAATGTAGATGCAGGGTTTAGTATTGTAAGTTATACAGGGAATGGACTTTCTAATCAAACTATTGGACACGGATTAGGTAAAACGCCTGATATGATTATAACAAAAGGCCTTGCTAATCTTTCAACTTATGACAATTGGGATGTATGGCATAAGGATTTAACTTTAAATTATATATTAGCTTTACAAAGTACAAGTGCTGAAGTATTTGCAGGAGTAGACCAAAGATTTGTGACATCTTTAAATTCAGACGCTGTATTTGGTCTTGGCCCAGACGTATATGGCCCTAATTCAAACGGAACGACTAAAATAGCCTATGCCTTCCACAGCGTAGATGGATACTCCAAAATAGGTTCTTACGTTGGAACTGGAACAGCAGGAAATAGTATTGTAACAGGGTTTAGACCTGCTTTTGTTATGGTAAAAAGAAAAGACAGTACAGGCGCTTGGTTGATACTTGACAACGTCAGAAACACAACAAATCCAAGAGATAAATTCCTAATGGCTGATTCAAATGCAATTGAAGGTACTGCGGATGGTATAATCTTTTCATCTAATGGATTTACATTTACTAATGTTCATTATAATAACAGCGGGGCTACTTTCATCTTCCTAGCATTCGCAGAAGAAGTATTTAACCCTAACGGTGTAACAAGAAACGCATCAGACCCATTTGGAGATAGTAGTGAAGTAGCTTTCTACAAGTTTGAGGATGATGCTACAGATTCTACTGGTAGTAATGATGGAACTTGGAGTGGAACTGAAAACTATGGTACAGGGTATATTGATAAAGCAGCGGTGTTTAATGGGGTAAATCAAACTTATGTAAAGCCACCTTCGGGTGTTGATACAATACTTAATACTAAAAACTTTGGTCTTTCATTTTGGATTAAAGCACCAAATGCTAATACTGATGCAGCATTTTCAACAGAAACAACAAATTCTACATTTCAAATACACGCTAATTGGACTATTGCGAATAGATATGCTTTAATAAATGGAGGGGGAAGTAATATTGATTTAGGACCAATAGATTCAAGTTGGCATCATATAGTTGTTACTTCTGATGGTTCAAGTTCCTATAAAGGATATTTTGATGGAGTTTATAAAGGTGCAATTCCATATAGACAGACAAGTAATGTAGGAACATTTTTAGGAGCACATCCGGCGGGGGGATTTAATTTACTTGGAGAAATTGACCAAGTAAGAATATTTAATAGAGCATTAGATTCTGGGGAAGTTACACAACTATACAACGAATAATGCAAGATTTGAAGATAGCTTTTACTAATTTGTTAAAAAATAAAAAAAACAAGTGATAATATACTATAAACCAAACACTAAAGAAGGTTTACCTTTAGTACAAATAAATTAACGTAAACCAAACTAAAACCAAAACCAAATGACTTTTTATTACCGCACTCATTCGTGGAGTAGTGAACCACAAATTACCGAAGAAACCAAAGCTTTATGGAAACATATGGCTGAAAAAGGAAACTGGCGTATTGTCCAATTGCCTAATGGTTTTTACCAAACTGAATACCAAGACCTTAAACAAGAAGACACTTGGCATGACGTAACCAGAAGAGAAACAATTAAAGGAGCTGAAATGGCAATTGATTCAACAGTTGAGCATTACGCTAAAAAGATTACTTTCTTAAATGGTCCTAAAGTTGTAAAGACTTTCAAATAAAAATTACAATCAAATTAAATTCAATTAAATTATGTCAGACTTAATAGTCAAAAATCTTAGCTTTGGAAAAGAAGCAAAAGATAAAGTATTTGAAGGTATCACAAAACTCACAAAAGCCGTTAGCTCTACATTAGGGGCTAGCGGTAAATGTGTGATGCTTGAAGACGGTAGCGGAAAACCATTAATTACAAAAGATGGTGTTACAGTAGCAGACAGTATTATACTATTAGACCCGGTTGAAAACATGGGTTCTACGCTGTTAAAAGAAGCTGCTCGTAAAACTGTAAGAGAAGCTGGAGATGGTACAACAACGGCCACCGTATTGGCCCATGCGATACTTACGGAAGCTTACAAGGAGTTAGATTTAGAAGACCCTATAAGCACAAGAGAATTAAAAGACGGTATTGAAAAAGCAACTGAAGAAGTTGTAAAGTATTTAGAAAAAAATGCATTACCGGTTACAGGAAACATGATAGATAATATTGCAACAATATCTACAAACAATGATCCTGAATTAGGTAAAATTATTGCTGATGCATTTAGATCTGTTGGAGAAACAGGTGTAGTTATGATGGAAACATCTGAAGATGCAGAAACAAAGTTTGAAGTTGTAGATGGCGTACAATATAATAAAGGATTAACAAACTCCCATTTTGTAACCAGTCAACAACAGCGTGCGGCTGAATTAGATAACCCGCTAGTATTGCTAATCGAATCACCAGTCGATAATGTTAGACAAATACAAGGTGTTTTAGAGCACGTTATTAAAAACAATAAGCCTTTATTAATAATTGCAGATGTTGAGCCAGTAGTTATTTCAACATTAGCAATGAACAAAGTAAAAGGTAATATAAAAATAAATATAATCAATGCTCCTACATATGGAGTAGGCAAGAAAGAGATATTAGATGATCTGGCTATGCTTACAGGAGCTACTATAATTAACGAAGATTTAGGAGACGATCTCGATCTAATACAACCAGAGCATTTAGGTACTTGTATAAAAAGTATTACTACCGATGAAGAAACAATTCTTCAGGTTAATAAAATGTCAGAAGAAGTGGAAGAAGTAATTAATAGTATTAAAAAAGATTTATTAAAAACCACTAAGCCTAACGAAATTGTTAAACTTGAAAAAAGATTAGCTAGATTATCAGCTAAAATAGCAATAGTAAAAGTAGGCGCAAACTCTGAAGTTGAATTAAAAGAAAAGAAAGATCGTGTCGAAGATGCAATATGTGCTACAAAAGCTGCTATCAAAGAAGGGGTTGTTTCCGGTGCTGGTATTGCTTTGCATAATGCATCTGATAACATTGATATTAGTTACAAAGGCGGAGGAGTTTTACTCAGCGCTATTAAAGCCCCGTACAAAACAATCCTTAGCAACGCGGGAATTGTCTATGGTCCATACCTCAAAAAAGGATGGGGTATTAATGTAGTTACAGGAGAAAGTTGTAACTTAATAAAAGCTGGTATAATTGATCCTTTGCTAGTAACAAAAAGTGCATTAAGAAATGCAGCTTCAGTTGCTACTACTATATTATCTACTGATTGTATAATTAATAATTTAAGAATTGATGAAAGCAATAGGTAGAAATTTAATAATAGAAAAAGTAAAAGAAGGTACGACTAAAACAAAAGGCGGTTTACTTCTTGCGGAGAATCACAGAGATGATATTAGATATGTTGAAGCTAAAATATTATCGATTGGTACTGAGGTAGAAGGTGTTAAAGAAGGTGATTCTATATTTTATGATCGGCATGCAGGACATAAAATAGAAATTGAAAAAGAAACATACCAAGTTATTAAACTACAAGACGTAGTTGTTGTTCTATGAAAAGGCTAGAAGCAAGTGATATTAAAGAATTGAACTTGTTAAAACATTATCGAATAATAAGGAAGTGGGCTTGCAAGAACAACAACCTTACTGATGCAGATCTTGAATTACTTGTTTATCTTGATTGTATAGACCTGTTTAACAGGAACGATTATAAGATGGGTACGTATTCGTATAGTTGGGATAATAAACGTTGGAATAAATTATTAAAAAACGATTGGATTGTGGTGTGGCGTAAAAGAAATCACACAACACAAAAATATCATATATATAAAGTATCATTTAAAGGTAAACAGTTAATAAGTAGGATGTATCGCATTATGCTTGGCTTAGATGATATACCAACAAATGAAAGAAGAAATCCAATAATGAAAGGTAAAACATATACAGATACTGTTTTAATTACCGCAATAAATAATGTAAATAAAGATAAAAATAGATAATTATGCCAACATACGAACAAGACATGAAAGCTACAGCTGGAAATGCACCTACTAAAATGATAGACCCTATGACTGGAATGCCAGTTCAAACATCAATGGTACCTCCTGCGCCACCTGCACCTAGTAATACAATGGGTAACGCTCAGCCTGTATTTAACGATGCAATTTCTCAAACGGCACAAAACATTTATGGTAGCCCAGAGCAACGACAAATGAGTTTAGGTAATAGAGCTCCTTTATATTTTAAAGATCAAAATGGTGATGGAGAAATTACCAGAGCTGATGTTATTAAAGCAAGAATTGAAGGTTACGAAGATTAATAAATATAAATTATGAAAATTAAAAAAACACCAGCAGTACAAAAAATTGAAAACCACGGGATGACCGGAGCTAATGCTCTATGGGACGGTCCTTTAGATACTACAGGTTTTCCTATGGGAAAAGGTTCTAGCAGTGGTAAAAACGGTATGAAGCTAAGTATGGATGAGCCCCCATATTCTGCAGGACCTATTACGCATAAAACTTATATTAAGGGCAATGGGAGTAATTGATATTAAGCTTTATGCAATGAATGCAGGGACGCTTGCATTAAGCATGACAAACATAGAACCAGCATTGAAAATAATATTGTTATTAGTCACTATTGGCTATACCGTACATAGATGGCTAGAGCTAGTAAACAAAAAGAAAAATAAGTAATATGATAAGTAAGCATATATCTTATAATGAAGCAATTAGGTCTTCAACAGCCACAAGAAAAGGTATCGTGAATATTCCTGATGAATATGAGCTTGCAAATATGTCTTTAGTTGCTAATAAGGTATTTGAACCACTTAGAGAATGGGTCGGTGGACCAATTAGAGTTAACTCATTTTTTCGATGTGCAAGATTAAACAGTGCAATTGGAGGATCTGAAAGATCACAACACTGTGAGGGTAGAGCTATTGACATTGATGATGTTTTTGGACATAAAACAAACGCTGAAATGTTTCATTACATAAAAGACAATTTAAGTTTTGATAATTTAATTTGGGAATTTGGAGGTAATGATAATCCAGCTTGGGTGCATGTTAGTTTTGTGTCAGACGACCAAAATAGAAAACAAGTTTTAAAAGCTTACAAAGAACAAGGAACAACTATTTATAAATTATTTTAATATGTATGAATCACCATTAGCAAAGCTTAGAAAAACTACTAAAGGAAAAGGTAGGCATTTTTTAACAGCGAAAGAAGGTGCAGGAATGACTGCAGCTGGTCGTAAAGCATATAATAAAGAAACTGGCGGCGATTTAAAAGCACCGCAACCGGGTGGAGGTAAACGCAGAACATCATATTGTGCCAGATCAAAAGGACAAATGAAAATGCATAGTATAAACTGTTCTAAAACACCAGAGAAAAGAATTTGTGCTGCAAGACGCAGGTGGAAATGTTAATTAATATATAAAACTAAAACAATGAAAAGTAAAGCAAAAGTTATTCAAGATTATTCAAGAAATGCAATAGCGGATTATAAAGCTGGAGATACAAAAGCTGGTAATTACGAAAAGAAAAAAGCATTAGAAATGGGTGCAGGTGAAGGACCTTCTATGTATGGTTCTAAATCTCCAATGCAAATGAAAGGTTCTTGGATGAGCAAACATTGTTCAAAATAAAATATTATGGAAAGTAAAGGATTAGGTGATACTGTTGAAAAAATTACAACTGCTACTGGAATTAAAACAATAGTTGATAAAGTGTCAGAAGGTTTAAATATCCCTTGTGGATGTGGTAAAAGAAAAGATGCATTAAATCAAATGTTTCCCTATAACAATGCCGTTCAAACTAAATAATAAACCTTACACTATTGATAACACTCCAATCTACAATGTGGACTTGGAAGATGGTGTATTGGGTAAGGCGGATAGAAATGGCTCTATACTTATAAATAAAAATGTAGATAATCCTAAACAAATACAAGAAGTTATAGATCACGAAAAAGTTCATATAGATCAAATGAAAAGAGGTGATTTAGATTATAATGATTCTGCTGTATTTTGGAAAGGTAAAAGATACCCAAGATCTAAAATGAATGAAGGTGATAAAAATCTTCCTTGGGAAAGAGAAGCGTATAACAAAACTAAAACTAAAAACTAAAACAATGGCATTTAAATTACCACAATCACCTTTTAATCTTACAGATCCTAAAGATAAAAAAATAAAACCTTTTGTGGACCCGGGCGCGCCTGAAGGTTTTGAAAAAGGATTATGGAGTAAATCAACTGAAAGTGTTATTAGACCCTATGAAGGCAAAGCATTTGTTGGCACTACAGGCGGCGGAAAAAGACAGCCAGTAGGTAAAACAGTTACAGGAGTAACAGAATCAGGAAGAAGCTCAGAAGATAAATTTGTAAAAGGAACAGTACAACCTAAGTCTTTAATCGGATCATCATCATCGTCTGTTGTTAAAGGAGCAACTATTGAACAGCCTAAATACAAGAAAACAAAGCGTGAAGTTAAATCAGGATCTAAAAAAGCATAATATATGTGGAACTTATTACTAGGCTTATTAAAAGGTGGTGGTGGAAATAAATCTGTTGCTGGTAATTTAGCCTGGGAAATAAGAGAAGCTATTAAGGGTAAAGAATTAGATCCCAATGAATTAATATCTTTACAAACCAAAATAAATGAAATAGAGGCTGGCCATCGCAGTATATTTGTCGCAGGTTGGCGTCCATTTATTGGATGGATTTGTGGATTTGCTTTAGCATATAATTTTGTTATACGTGATTTATTTATTTGGGTGTTACAGCCTGAAGAGATACCACCCGCACTGCAAATGGAACACCTTATGACCGTACTTTTAGGTATGCTAGGATTAGGCGGTTTAAGAACCTATGAAAAATTAAAAGACAAAACAAAGTAAATAGTAATCAATTAAATTTAATCAAATGAAAAAAGTAGAAGAAAAAGTAGAAAACCAAATTACAAAAGAACAATTAACTAAAGTTCAAGATCAACAAAAAGAATTAAACACTCTTTTAAGAGACATTGGGTATGTTGAAACTCAAAAGCATCTTTTGTTGCATAAGCAAGCTGAACTTAATAATTCTATTGAAGAATATAAAGCAGACCTTGAAAAAGAATATGGTGCAATAAGTATTGACATTGAAACTGGTACTTACACAGAAATAGTTAAAGATACTGAATAGTGAGTTCTGTTATAAGAAAAATAAGTATTGGTTCTGACTACAAGAATGAAGCAATGCATTATTCTGTTGGCCAACAAGTATATGGTGGCCATGAAATAGCTTATATTCTTTTTAATGAACAAGATAATTCTTATAACATTTATATAAAGAAAAACAACGAGGTAATGCCATGGAAGAAATTTAATTCTAATATGGCAATATCCGTTGAATACGATCTTGAATATTAATGAAAAGTATATATGATTTTATCGTTAAGCCTGTAGGTGAAAGATACGATAATAGCATTAAAGTTGGTGACAAAAGCTTAATAGTAAATACTAAAATAGAAAGCTGGAAATTTGTAAATAATATAGCTGAAGTGGTCGCGATACCATTAGCATATAAAACAGATATAAAAGTTGGTGATACTGTTGTAATACATCACAATGTGTTTAGAAGATTCTATGACATTAGAGGTAAACAAAAAGACAGTAGATCTCTTTTTAAAGACAATTTATATTTTTGTGCTGCAGACCAAATTTATTTATATAAAAATAATAAAGACTGGAAAAGTTTTGGTGATAGATGCTTCGTTGCACCGCTAAAAAATAAAGATAAATTTTCGCTTCAAAAAGAACAAAAGCTTATTGGTATACTAAAGTATGACAATAGCTCCTTAAACAAGCTTAAAATCAATCCTGGAGACCTTGTAGGTTATACTCCAAACAGCGAATATGATTTTGTTATAGATAACGAAAGATTATATTGCATGAAATCAAATGATATTGTAATTAAATATGAATACAAAGGAGACGAAATTAAGTATAATCCAAGCTGGGCAGAAAGCAGTTGAGGAGTTAATTAAAGTAGCTGAAGAAAAAATAGTTACTGGTACAGAAGATGATATATCTGCCGATAGATTAAAAAATGCTGCAGCCACAAAAAAGCTTGCAATATTTGATGCTTTTGAAATTTTAAATCGCATTGAAGCTGAAAAAAATCTAATAGAAGATAAACCAATAAAACAAAAAGAAAGTTTTAGCGGTTTTGCTGAAAAAAGATCTAAATAGTGTACGAGCAAACTCTTGTAAAAACAGTTGATCCCATAAAGAAAAAGATTATAAATAAAAATAATCGATATGGTAAATGGGAATATGGTTACAATAAAGAACACGATATTGTAGTTATTAGTAAAACAGGCAAAATAGGCGAGATATTAGAAATACAAAATCTAAGAATAGCTTTGCCCCTTGTACCTAAAGATGTTATTAATACTGAAAATAAATGGGTGGCAAGTGAATATCCTAAAGATTTAAGCAGAATAAAAACTGTTTTTGATTGGGAAACATACCCTGATAATTTTAAAAATAAATGGTATGGGTATATTGATGATGAGTTTACAAAACGTGATGAGGGGCATTGGTTCTATAATAATAAAGTTCCAACTTATATTACTGGCACTCATTACATGTACTTGCAGTGGACCAAGATTGATGTGGGGAGACCAGATTATAGGGAAGCAAACAGAATTTTCTTCATCTTTTGGGAAGCTTGCAAAGCCGATACAAGAGCATACGGGATGTGTTACCTTAAGAATAGAAGATCGGGATTTAGTTTTATGTCCAGTTCCGAGACAGTTAATCAGGCCACAAGCACTTCTGATGCCCGTTTCGGCATACTCAGTAAAACAGGGGCTGATGCTAAAAAGATGTTTACAGACAAGGTTGTTCCAATATCCGTTAACTATCCATTCTTTTTTAAGCCAATACAGGACGGAATGGACCGTCCCAAGACTGAACTCGCGTATCGTGTCCCCGCCTCAAAACTTACCCGTAAGTCCATCACTGCCAAAGAGACCAGAGAAGAACTTGAAGGGCTTGACACAACAATCGACTGGAAGAATACAGGAGACAACTCATATGATGGGGAGAAACTTAGGCTCCTCGTACACGACGAATCAGGGAAATGGGAGAGGCCAGATAATATCCTCAACAACTGGAGGGTTACAAAAACAACATTAAGATTAGGTAGTAAAATTATAGGTAAGTGTATGATGGGTTCAACATCAAATGCTTTAGATAAAGGAGGAAATAACTTTAAAAAACTTTATGACGAATCAAATGTTACCAAAAGAAACCGCAATGGACAGACTAGCTCAGGACTATATAGTTTGTTCATACCTATGGAATGGAACTTCGAAGGATTCATTGATACTTATGGATTACCTGTATTCGAAACTCCAGAAGAACCGATCAAAGGAGTTGATGGACAATGGATTGACATTGGAGTTATTGAGCACTGGGACAACGAAGTTGAAGGATTAAAAAGTGATCAAGACGGTTTAAATGAATTTTATCGTCAATTTCCCAGAACAGAGCAACATGCTTTTAGGGATGAAACAAAACAATCTTTATTTAATCTAGCAAAAATATATGAGCAAGTAGATTATAACGAAGATTTAAGAAACACATCTGTAGTTACTACAGGAAGTTTTCAATGGGAGAATGGATTAAAAGATACAAGGGTAATATTTGTACCAAATAAAACAGGTAGATTTAAAGTTTCTTGGGTTCCTAATAAAAACCTTCAAAACCGAGTGATAATAAAGAATGGATTGAAACATCCTGGCAATGAAGACCTAGGAGCATTTGGCTGTGATAGTTATGATATATCGGGTACAGTTGATACAAGAGCATCTAATGGATCTCTACATGGTTTAACTAAATTTTCAATGGAAGATGTTCCGCCAAACCATTTCTTTTTAGAATACATTGCCCGACCACAAACTGCTGAAATATTTTTTGAAGATGTTTTAATGGCTTTGGTATTTTATGGAATGCCAATATTAGCAGAGAATAACAAACCAAGACTATTATATTATTTAAAAAGAAGAGGTTACAGAGGGTTTTCAATGAATAGACCGGATAAAATTTGGAATAAATTATCTGTAACTGAAAAGGAAATAGGTGGAATACCAAACTCTAGTGAAGATATAAAACAAGCTCACGCAGCAGCAATTGAATCGTACATTGAAACTTATGTAGGATTTTTAGGTGAAGGCTATGGAGATATGTATTTTCAAAGAACATTAAACGATTGGGCTAGATTCAATATAAACAAAAGAACTGCTCATGATGCTTCTATTAGCTCCGGTCTTGCTATAATGGCTTGTAATAAAAATAGGTATACACCTATTAATAAAACAATAAGACCAAGTTTTAATTTAGGTTTTAAAAAATACAATAATGATGGTGGTACCTCAAAAATTATACTTTAAATGAATATACAAACAAATACTAATAGTTCTTTTCCTAGCCAAGTAGTTAGCGATGCTGAAAAATCTAGTTTAGAATATGGTACTCAAGTAGCACACGCTATAGAACAAGAATGGTTTGATCAAGGTAGAACTAGCGGTAATAGATATTTAACTAATTGGAATAATTTTCATTCATTAAGATTATACGCAAGAGGTGAACAATCAATACAAAAATATAAAGATGAATTATCTATTAATGGTGATTTATCTTATCTTAATTTAGATTGGAAACCAGTTCCTGTGATACCAAAGTTTGTAGATATTTTAGTAAATGGTATATCAGAAAAAGAAGTTGAAATAAAAGCGTATGCTCAAGATCCAGCATCTATTGAGAAAAAAACAAATTATGCTAAAGCTGTATTACGTGACATGTATACACAAGAACTTCAGCAAATTGGTAATCAAATATTAGGAGAAGATTTTTCTAATTCATCTATACCCGCAGATCAATTGCCAGAAACGCCAGAAGAACTAGAAATAATGTTACAAACTAGTTATAAGGAGGCTATTGAAATAGCAGAAGAAGAAGCTATTAATAATGTACTTGATTTTAATAAATATGAATCAATTAAAAGAAGAGTAAATTACGATTTAACTGTTATTGGTATTGGTGCAGCAAAAACAAGCTTTAATAAAAGCAACGGTATTACTGTTGATTATGTAGACCCATCCTATTTAGTTTATTCATATACAGAAGATCCTAATTTTGAAGATATTTATTATGCTGGGGAAATTAAAGCAATAACAATTCCAGAATTAAAAAAAGAATTTCCTAATATATCTGAAGAAGAATTAAAAAATATTCAAAACATGCCTGGCAACAGCCAATATGTTACTGGCTGGGGAAATTATGATAGTAATACTGTTCAAGTACTCTACTTTGAATACAAGACATATAATAATCAAGTATTTAAAATAAAACAAACTGAAAGTGGATTAGAAAAAGTTATTCAAAAAACAGATGAATTTAATCCGCCGGAAAATGACAACTTTAAAAGAGTGTCAAGAAGTATAGAAGTTTTATATTCTGGTGCTAAAGTATTAGGGACTAATACAATGCTAGACTGGAGATTAGCTGAGCATATGACTAGACCTTATGCTGATACTACTAAAGTTAAAATGAATTATACAATTGCTGCACCAAGAATGTATAAAGGTAAAATTGAGTCAATAGTTAGCAGAGTTACAAGTTTTGCTGATATGATTCAATTAACTCATTTAAAACTACAGCAAGTTATGTCAAGAATAGTTCCTGATGGTGTATTCTTAGATATGGATGGATTAGCGGAAGTAGATCTTGGTAACGGAACTAATTATAATCCTGCTGAAGCATTGAATATGTATTTTCAAACGGGTAGTATTGTTGGTAGATCATTAACTCAAGACGGTGATTTAAATAGAGGTAAAATACCTGTACAAGAATTAGCAACTTCATCTGGTCAAGGCAAAATAACTTCTTTAATAAATACATATCAGTATTATTTACAAATGATACGTGACGTAACTGGCCTTAATGAAGCAGTAGATGGAAGTAATCCAGACAAAAACGCTTTAGTTGGTCTGCAAAAAATGGCTGCTAATGCATCTAATGTTGCTACAAGACATATATTACAAGGTGGAATGTATATATATTTAAGAGTATGTGAAAATATTTCTTTAAGAATTGCAGATGCTTTAAGCTTTCCACTTACAGCTAACGCTTTAAAAAATAGTATTTCAACATTTAATGTTAAAACATTAGAAGAAATTTCAAACCTTAATTTACATGATTTTGGTATTTATTTAGAGTTAGAACCTGATGATGAAGAAAAAGCACAGCTTGAACAAAACATACAAGTAGCTTTACAATCTGGTGGTATTGATCTTGAAGATGCAATAGATATTAGAGAGATTAAAAACTTAAAATTAGCCAATCAATTACTTAAGTTTAAAAGAAAGAAAAAACAAGAAGCAGCAGAGGCACAGCAAATTGCTAATATTCAAGCACAAGCACAAGCAAATGCTCAAGCCTCAGAAGCTGCTGCGTTAGCAGAAGTACAAAAGCAACAAGCTTTAACTCAAGAAAAAGTAAGTATTGAGCAAGCTAAATCACAATTTGAAATTCAAAGATTACAAACTGAAGCTCAAATTAAACGTGAACTAATGGCGGAAGAATTTAATTATCAAATGCAGTTAGCTCAAATTAAAGCTCAAGCTGATACACAAAAAGAAAGACAGATTGAAGACAGAAAAGATAAAAGAGTTCGTATACAAGGAACTCAACAGTCTGAATTAATAGATCAAAGACAAAATGATTTATTACCTAAGAACTTTGAATCATCCGGTAACGACAGCCTGGGTGGATTTGGCCTAGAACAATTTACGCCTAGGTAACATTTATTAACCAATTTTATATTATTATATCATGTCAGAACAAGTAAAACAAGAAGGGGATTTTAAAATACAAAAGAAAAAACCTTCAATAAAAAAATTAGCACAGAATGCTGATCTTATTAAAGTTGATTTAACCCCTAAAAAAGAAGAAGATGCCATTCAAGAGCAAAGCGCAGATGAAAGCGTGTTACGCACAGAACAACCCGAAGTGGGATTGCAAGAAGTGGTCGAAGGAAACGAAGAGCCCACAGTCGTTGCCGAAGAGGTTAATGAAGAAGAAGTAACAGTAATTCAGGAAATTACAGAAGAAGAAGTTGTTGAAGAAGCGACTAAGTTAACTGAAGAAGTTAATGAAGCAATTGAAAACAAAGAAACTACTGGAAAACAATTACCTGAAAATATTGAAAAACTTGTTTCATTTATGGAAGAAACAGGTGGAAGCGTAGAAGATTACGTTCGCCTTAATGCTGATTATTCAAACATAGATAACACTGCATTATTAAAAGAATATTATAAAACAACCCGGCCTCATTTAGATGCAGAAGAAGTTTCTTTTTTAATAGAAGATGCTTTTAGCTGGGATGAAGATATTGATGATGAGCGAGACATCAGAAAGAAAAAACTCGCTTTTAAAGAAGAGGTTGCAAAAGCAAAAACGCATTTAGAAGATCTTAAAGGTAAATATTACGAGGAAATCAAGTTGAGACCTGGTACTACCCAAGAACAACAAAAAGCGATGGAGTTTTTTAATCGATATAATGAAGAGCAGGGCATAGCTCAACAACAACATGAAAGTTTTAAAAACAATACTAAAGAACTTTTTAACAATGATTTCAAAGGTTTTGATTTCGCTATTGGAGAAAAGAAATTTAGATATAATGTTCAAAACACTAATCAAGTTGCTGAAAACCAGTCAAATATAAACAATCTAATCAAGAAGTTCTTGAATGATAAAGGAGATGTTGTTGACACCAAAGGTTATCATAAAGCTATGTATGCCGCTGAAAATGTAGACAAAATTGCAAACCATTTTTATGAACAGGGTAAAGCAGATGCTGTTAAGGAAGTCGTAAATAGCTCCAAAAACATTGACGCTACACCTAGACAATCACCAGGTGATGTCTACATACAAGGTTTAAAAGTTAGAGCTATAAGCGGTGCTGATTCTTCGAAACTAAAAGTAAAAACAAAAAAATTTAACAATTAAAAATTAAAATTATGGCAACAGTAGCTGTAGCACCCGAATACGGGTCAATTAAACCCTCACAGAAGCAACAACTTCTTGAGAGTAACTATTTGGATTTCACAAATGGAACCAATGATTTCGCACAACAGTATCTTCCTGAGATTTATGAAGCAGAAGTAGAGCGTTACGGAAACCGTACACTTTCTGGATTCTTACGTATGGTAGGTGCTGAAATGCCAATGACTTCTGATCAAGTAGTATGGTCAGAACAAAATAGATTGCATATTGCATACAACGATGTAACTAAAGCAACTGAAACTACTTTAACTTTTGCATTAGACGCAACAGCTGGACCTGGTTTTGTAGCTAACGTTATTTCTAAAAATCAAACATTAGTAGTGGTTGATCCTGCAACTGGGCAAGATCTTAAAGTTTTTGTAACAGATAGTGTAAACACTTCTGCTACTCTAGCTACTATTACAGTTAAGCCTTATACAGTGGCTGATATGACTGCTCTTTCTGCAACAGCAGGAGCACTTAAAATCTTTGTATATGGTTCTGAATACAAAAAAGGAACAACTGATTCTGATATTAAATCGGTAACTCCTTCTTTTACTCAGTATAGTAATTCACCTATCATTATTAAAGAAAAGTATTCTATCTCTGGATCTGATACTGCTCAAATCGGATGGGTTGAAGTTGCTACTGAAGCTGGAGCATCTGGATATTTATGGTATTTAAAAGCTGAATCTGAAACTCGTTTACGTTTTGAAGATTATCTTGAAATGTCTGTAGTTGAAGGAGAATTAGTTTCTGGAACATCTACATTAGGAGCTGATGGCTATAAAGGAACTGAAGGTCTTTTTGCTGCTATTCAAGCAAGAGGTAACGTTATTAATAACTTTACTGCTGTTGGTGGTCTTGGATCTTTTGATAACATTCTTAAAAATTTAGATACTCAAGGAGCTATTGAAGAAAACATGCTTTTCTTAAATCGCCAAACGTCTCTTGATTTTGATGATATGTTAGCTGGTCTTTCTGCTGGAGCAAACGGTGGAACTGCTTATGGATTATTTGAAAACTCTGAAGAAATGGCATTGAATCTTGGATTCACTGGTTTCCGTAGAGGATCTTATGATTTCTATAAGACTGACTGGAAATACTTAAACGATGCTTCTACTCGTGGTGCTACTAATGGCGCTGGTGAAGTAGGATCTGGTATTGATGGTGTACTTGTACCTGCTGGTACTTCAACTGTATACGATCAAATTCTTGGAACTAATATCCGTAGACCATTCTTACACGTACGTTATAGAGCTTCACAAGCTGACGATCGTAGAATGAAATCTTGGTTAACTGGTTCTGTTGGTGGAGCTTATACTTCTGATCTTGATGCAATGGAAGTTCACTTCCTTTCTGAAAGATGTTTAGTTGTACAAGCGGCTAACAACTTTGTATTGTTTACTGCTTCTGCATAATCAATTACTATAAAGGTAATGCCGGGGATTAACTTCTCCGGCTAACCTTTTTTTAAATTATTTAATTATATTATATCATGGCAAAAAAGAAAATCGTGGATGATGTTATTGACATCCCACAACAAGAAGAAACTGTTAACACAACAGTAATAGAAAAAAAAGTTAAAACTCCCGCTAAACCGGAATGGGAAATAAAAGATAGAAGTTATTATTTAACTGGAGCTCATAGCCCATTAACGTATACATTAGCTTCTAAACATACTAGTAGGTTTCCATTATTATGGTTTGATGCTACTTTAGGGGAACAAAAAGAAATAAGATACGCAACAAATCAAAATTCTGTATTTGTTAGCGAACAAAAAGGTGAGGCTACTTTAGGTCACATTATTTTTCAAAACGGTACACTAACAGTACCTAAAGAAAAACAAAATTTACAAAAATTATTATCAATATTTCATCCTAAAAAAGGTAAAGTATTTGAAGAATTTGATGCTGTTTTAGAGGCTGCAGATGAATTAACTGATTTAGAATTACAACTTGATGCATTAAATGCAGCTAAGAATATGGATATAGATCAAGCAGAAGCTATTTTAAGAGTTGAAATTGGTTCTACTGTATCTATAATGGGTTCTAAAGAAATAAAAAGAGATTTATTATTATTCGCAAAACGTAATCCTAGTTTATTTATGGAATTAGCCAGTGATGATAACGTTCAACTTCGTAACGTAGCAATTAGAGCTACTGAAGAAGGAATCATAAAAATATCTCAGGATCAAAGAACATTTATGTGGGGTGCAAATGATCGCAAACTAATGACTGTTCCGTTTGATGAAAATCCATACTCAGCTATGGCAGCTTTCTTTAAAACAGATGAAGGCACAGAAGTTTTTAGATCAATAGAGAAAAAACTAAAATAACATGTAATATATTTTATAGTAGGTAAGCCGCTATTATGGTGGCTTATTTGCTGTAAATAATAAAAAATACAAAATGGCAATAAACGTAAATACTGTATATCAAACAGTGTTGCTAATACTTAATAAAGAACAGAGAGGATATATGACTCCTGCTGAATTTAATAAGATTGGCACACAAGTTCAACTTGAAATATTTGAAAAGTATTTTGAAGACTTGAATCAACAATTGCGTGTTCAGCAAACAGATACAGATTATGCGGACAGAGTTGCTAACTTAGATGAAAAAATATCTATATTTAAAACATTTGGTGATGCGGTATATAATAATACTACACCCACTAATACTTATTTTACATTACCAACAACTGATGGCTATGGAGCCACTGTATCTTTTTATAGGCTTGGTACTGTAACATATGACAATGAAGTAGAACTACAAAGACTTCAAAGAGGTGAATTTACTTACATTGATAAATCACCTATAACAAAACCCTCAATAGATTGGCCCGTATATTTATACGAGAATCAAAAGCTTTTTGTTAAACCCACAACTATAATAAGTAATATTCAGGTTGATTATGTTAGAAAGCCTAATAATGTTGTTTGGGGTTTTACAACTGGTAACTTAGGGCAATATATATATAACAAAAATACATACGACGCTACAACACAGCCAAATGGCTCTGTTCAATTTGAATTGCACGAATCAGAGCAAACGGAAGTGATATTAAAAATATTAATATATGCTGGTATTGTAATAAGAGATCCACAAATTGTACAAATTGCTGCACAGCAAGTTCAAGCAGAAGAAATAAATAAAAAAAGTTAATAAGCAATGGCAAAACCTGATGGCGGTTTAATAACCGAAACAAATAGACAATATTATAGCGGAGCTCAAGGGTTTTTAGTTACAGAAGGACAAACAAGTTTTGTTTGCACATTTGATACGGATTTAAAATTTGGAAGTTATAGTCCTACTATTAATGCTTATGCTTTGAACAACTTTGTTCTTTATTTAAGCCAAACAGGTTTACCTGGTAGTTTTGCAGAGTATGTGGCAGAATACACGGTAACTAAAAATACTATAACATTAGCCGCAGCACCTCTTACTAATAGCTTTGTTGTTGTACAATTAAAATCTGAAACAGGTGGTAATTACGGTAATGAAGATGCTTTTGGCACTACTGTACAAGAGAATTATAATAACTATTCATATTTAAGCGTAAATGATGTTATAAATAACTTTATGGTTGCTTATGTAGGCACTGGAAAGCTAATACAAAGCGTTAAAAGAACAGATGTAATATTTCATGTAAAGCGTGGATTACAAGAACTTAGTTATGATACTTTAAAAAGTATTAAGTCACAAGAGTTACAAGTTCCTGCAAGTTTATCTGTTCCAATTCCGCAAGACTATGTAAATTATGTTAAATGCTCATGGGTAGATTCTTTAGGTGTTAAGCACATTATATATCCTACAACATTAACATCAAACCCATACTCTTTATTACCACAAGATGATGATGGTTTGCCGTTACAAGATAATTATGACGACAATTTATTGGCTAGTCAATATGCCACAGAAGAAAGATGGGGTACTGCTAATAAAAAATTAATTAATGGAGGTTTTAATGTTGCAGACATTAGTGCTGGATTAGATATTGATTGGTGGGGCGCGTGGGGACCCGGAGGTTTTTATGGTCAAAGATACGGAACTGATCCTGAAACATCACAAGTTAACGGATGGTTTACAATAAACGAAAGAGAAGGTAAGTTTTCTTTTTCAAGTGACTTAGTTAATGCGGTAATTATATTAGAATATATTTCTGATGGATTAGCTTATACTGCTGATATGCGTATCCCAAAATTAGCTGAGGATGCAATATATGCTTATGTGTTGCATGCAATTATGCATGGGCGTATGAATGTACCTGAGTACATTGTAAATCGTTTAAAGAAAGATAAAAGCACAAAAATTAGAAATACTAAAATAAGATTATCGAACATAAAGCTTGAAGAAATAACTCAAGTAATGAGAGGTAAATCTAAATGGATTAAACACTAAAATTAAATGGCAGAAGTTAAAAATGCTTTTATTAAATCCAAAATGAATCAAGACCTAGATGATAGATTAATACCATCTGGGGAATATCGTGAAGGAATTAATATACAAGTTAGTAAATCAGAAGGTGCTGATGTAGGTGCATTACAAAACGTTTTAGGTAATAAAAAAGCAGTAGACTTTAGGGTTATAACTGGAGTAAATGATTTGGTTACAATAGGCCAATTTACAGATGCTACAAATAATGTTATATATGTATTTTTGACTAATTATACTGATCCTAATCCTAGCTTTCAACCAACATATAGTCCTTCTGCAAAAAACTTTATATATTCTTATAATGTATTAAACGGAGATACAGCTAAACTTGTAGAGGGAAGTTTTTTAAATTTTTCAACTACCAATACAGTATATGGAGTTAATATATTAGAAAATTTATTATTTTGGACTGACAATAGAAATCAACCAAGAAAAATAAATATCACCTCTGCTACTCAAGTTCCTGGTTATTATACAACGGAAGATCAAATCTCTGTAGCAAAGTTAAACCCTTATGAGCCCATTGAATTATACAGAGAAGTTAATTCTATATGGGAAACTACAATGCTAGATAAAACTAGTTTATTGCTTCCTGATGGCGTTACTGCTAATCCAAATTATGATGCTCAATACGCAGGGGATCCTGATTTTTTAGAGGATAAATTTGTTAGGTTTAGTTATAGATATATATTTGATGATGGTGAACATTCTATAATTGCTCCTTTTACTCAACCAGCCTTTATACCAAAACAAGACGGTTATTTTTTAGTAGAAGATACTAATGTTAGTGGTAATACTGAAGCAGAAAATGCGGCATATAGAAGTACTATTGTTGAATTTATGGAAAATAAGGTAGATAATATTTTACTTCAAATTCCATTGCCGACAATTGGTAGCAATACATTTAATGACTTTAAAATAACAGAAATAGAAATTCTTTACAAAGAATCAGATCAAATTGCTGTTCAAGTGGTAGATGTTATTACACAAGAAGAAATTAAAGAAACAACAACTTCTGTTTTTGAATACAATTATCAAGCAAGAAAGCCTTTTAGAACATTACCTGATTCCGATATAATAAGAGTATATGATAAAATACCTGTAAGAGCATTAGGCCAAGAAATAATAAGCAATAGAATTGTATATAGTAATTTTCAAGATAAACATACACCTCCAGAATATTTAGATTATAATGTAGGAGCATTTAACAAATCTTCCTTTAATGTTACCAGTGGGAACGTTTCAACAAACACCACAAGCATTGTTGAATACCCCACACATACTATAAAACAAAATAGGAACTACCAAGTTGGTGTGGTTTTATCTGATAAATACGGCAGATCTTCATCAACAATATTATCTATAGTAAATGATGGTGATATTGGAGGGGCCTCAGGCTCTTTTGGTGGATCAACATATTATCATCCATATAAGGATTCCACAGATAATGTCCCAGCTACATGGCCTGGAGATGCTTTAAAAGTATTATTTAATAGTATTATACCTAATAATCCAGCAGACCTACAAACCGGTTGGCCAGGATTATATAATGGTACTTCTAATTCATCTAATTATAATCCATTAGGATGGTATTCTTATAAAATTGTTGTAAAACAAACAGAACAAGATTATTACAATGTTTATTTACCAGGTATTTTAAATGAAGATCCTGGTGGTAATTTAGACGATCCAAAAAATACCATTGCTTATATTACTCTTTTAAATGATAATATTAATAAAGTACCAAGAGATTTAAATGAGGTTGGTCCAAATCAAAAACAATATAGAAGTTCCGTGCAGCTTTTTGGTAGAGTAACTCCAGATAATGTTTTATCAGGAGGGCCTACTTTTAATGAACAGTATTATCCTGGTAGAGAATCACATACTGTATCTACAATAGGAGAAGAAGATGATTTATTGGGCAGTGTCACTAATTATGTGGATATTTATCAATCTGCATCAAATCCTTCATTAGCTAGATTAACTCAAAGTAATTTAGCAAATCCAATTGGGGCTAATGTACACAGCGGGGGAAATTACAATATATTATTAGGTATTTATGAAACAAATCCAGAAGAATCAAGATTAGATATATTTTGGGAAACTTCAACAACTGGATTAATATCTGATTTAAATGAAGCAATTGCAACTGGAACAAACCAAGCTACTGGTTTAGATTTATGGAACTTTTCTCAATCTGAAGCTGATCCTATTGGTACAGCAGTTACGGGAGAATTTGCTCCTTTAGACATTACAGATCAGCCTATAAATTCATCTGTAGTAACATTAAATAGTGTTGTTGATGGTACTGGGACTCCTAGATCTGGTTGGGAATTAGTTGAAGTACCAGGTACCCCTAATAGATGGTATTTAAAAACAACAAGTAATTTTTATTACGGGGTTAATGGTTCTACTAAGGAATCATATACATTTACTTTAGGTGTTCTAGGAGGTGGGATAAATTCCACGCTTACAGCAACAGGTTCATTAACAAATGTTGCGCCTACAATAACGCCGTGCAATGCCTCAACAAGTGTACAACAAGGCGAAACTACTGTTGCGACTTTTACAGGAGTTAATGGGTCTATTGCGGCGGGCAATAAACAAACAGAAAACTTAACATGGGAACTTGTTTCAACAACACCTAGCTTAAATACTTTGTCTATTAACCCCACTACTGGGGTTATGACTGAATCATCTGGGGAAGCTTCCGGCGTTACTTCTGCAGTTATAAAATTATCCGACGCAGGTGGCCTATCTACTACCTGTACTACTAATATTATATTTGGTGAAGAACCTACTAATTGTGGATTTAACAATACTATTTTTCCTTATATTCCATCAGTAATAGCTATTCAAAACCAAGCTTATGGAATTTATTGGGTTGCTAATAAAACCAATGCATCAGCTAATGAACCAATAAGTAGAAACCAAGGAGAGCTTGATTTAGAATTAGATACTGATTTAGTAGAAAGCTATAAACAAAAAAGATTTACAGGGCCATCTAATTGTACAAACATTGGCGGATTTAGTCAGGGGGAAATGAAAAATAGCAATTTTAATTCTAAAGCTAAAGTAAGCTGTGATCAAGATGATTGTGATTTATCCGCTGGGACCGGTTTTATAAGTGTTGATTTTATTTTAAATCAATATTCTTTTAATTCATCTAACACTAATGATACTTTAAATTTAAAATGGCCTGCATATTTACAATATCGCTCTGCCGCTGATAGTTTAGCGGGAAATGATAATTGGGTACAAGCTGTTGATATTGAAGGTTTACCTATACAATTTGGAGGGCAACAAAAAAGTGATTATCCCGCAATCTTGCCTAATGATACTAATTCAGTTAGTAATAAAGGGGTTTTATTAAACAAAAATGAAACAAGTTCTCTTAATCTTCAAGGAACTCCAGAGGGTAGTAGTAATACTTTATTTTCAACAGATGTAGCTAATGTTTTTGTACAGGCAAAATCAAGTCAAAACTCGTCTAGCTTATCAGCAAAAGCAAATAGAACATTTGCTATAGGTAAAGATCAGGGTTATGAATCAACACCAGATAAATTTGGTGATTATAGATTGATAGTAGGTTTTCCATACGGAATTGCTAGCAGTGGTAGCACAAGTGTGCCAATAACAGTAACTGGAACAATACTTAACCAAGGTGTATGTCCACCAAGCGGAAGTATTTATCATAGTACAGAAATGTTTTCTGGTAAATTTCAAACACAAATAACTTTTGGTGATTTTTATTATCCATCTGCCTATGGCACAGCAACTTCTTTTTCTTATTGGATTTCAAGTGGACAAGCTAATAGAACTACTGCACAAAATACACAACCAATAGCAACAGAAGTATATGCAAGGGAATGGCATTTTAAATATATAACACAACTATATAAAGATCCTAATTTAACAATTCCATTAACTACAGCTAATGGATTAAATCAAACAGCGGGAGGTTTTCATTCGTATTGTGCCGCTACAGATGGATCTATAAACAGTGAATATGGTAATTCAAATTCTCACACAAATGGAATAGGTCAAACTACAACTTCTACTTATACTGATCAAGATAGAAGATGGACTGCTCAATTTGATTCTAATGGTAAGAAAATTAAACAAACTGCTCAGCCTAATAGAAAAAACCAATAAGTAATTTATACTATAAATAAGTAATAATAATATATGCCTGCAATAATAGAAGTAAAGTATTTTAATAGCTTCATTTTAAGAAAGACAGTTAGTAGCTCAGGCGCTCCAGTATGGAACGGATGTAATGGTACACAGTACCCAATTGGTTCATCTCCAACGCCTGCAGATCCTGCTAGCAGTAAAAACTGGAGTATTGAAGAAGCTAGAATACGTGGTGGTTATAATAATACTACCGCAGGATATGGTGTAAAAGCTTATCTTGTAGAAGAAGAGCCTAATTCTTCAAATAGAATTAATTCTATGATTTATTCTGGAATATTTAATTCAAGAACAGGAATTAATAACACTAATGTATTTTCAATAGGTGAAGATATTGTTAAAAGTGTTGACCCAGCTAACGGCTCAATACAAAAGCTTTATGCTGAAGATACAAACTTAATTGTATTTCAAGAAAATAAAGTAAGTAGAGCATTAATTGATAAAGATGCAATATATTCTGCTGAAGGAAACGCAACTGTTACCACTGGACCAAATGTAATAGGACAAGTTCAAGCATTCGGCGGTGAATATGGTATTAGTAGAAATCCAGAAAGTTTTGCTGTTTATGGTTATAGAAAATACTTTACAGATAAAGATAGAAACGCTGTGTTAAGATTATCTAATGACGGTATAACAGAGATTTCAAATTACGGCATGTCTGATTACTTTAGAGATAATTTAAGTACGTTAGATAATAACCAAGGGCTGACTGGTAAGGCGCAGGGGATGTGGGATATATATAATAAAAATTATACATTATCTTTACAGCCCGTAGGAAGTGGCAGTTACGATACATTGTCTTTTGACGAAGGTCCTAAAGGATGGACAAGTTTTTATAGTTATAAACCTACAATGGGGACCAGCTTAAAAAATAATTTTTATACATTCCATAATGGCGCTATTTATAGACATTATGATACAAGTGTTAAAAGAAATGAATTTTATGGAGTTATTAAAGATTCATCAGTAAAGTTTGTGTTTAATCCTAATGTAAGCATGTCTAAAGTATTTAAGACTATTAATT